CTAATAAGACTAAGGGCCAGTTTTGTATAGTTGTAGGAATACTGGCAAGCAAATTTATCAAACGTGCTTTGAATAATATATGGTGAAAGTTTAGATAGTAATATATCAGCAGGAAACCATTTCATAATCTGTTTGTGTAGATTATCCAGACTATATTGTGTAGATGATTTTCTAAAGGCACGTTTAGATTCTAAATATTCAGATACAACATCATTTAATGTCATATCTTTGGCAATATCTGTATTAGTGGCCAAGTCAATTTTATTTTGCAATTCAGATTGTGCGATTTTGTAGGCTTGCCTACTATTACTATTTAAGGTAATAGATATTCTTTTTGTCTTACCACTATATGGATCTACATAACGCTCTTGAAATTTATACTTAGTAATACCAGTTTTGGTAGTTACAGTTTCACACCACATTAAAAATACCTCCTAGGCTAAAAAATGGTATAGTAAATAAGCCTAAGAGGTATGGTATAATAAAAGAAGTTGAGTTGGTATACCTCTTAGGTGTATCATAGCCCCCTATTCTGTTGGCGCAGAGTAGGGGGATTTTTTTATTTAGGTAATAGATTGATGAATAAGTTCTAGCTTATCTTCAAAGTCTATAGGAAGGTCTGTTGCTTGTTTGTATTTGGTATTTAATTCGTTTAGGAAGTCAATAATAGCTTGTGTTGCTATATCATTGCTTTTTGCAGTTCTAAAAACAGTTCTACATTCGTAAATTAAAGATGTAATTAGAAGCGTGTCATTTAATAATAAAACCATCATAATAAGCACACCATATAAACCTCTTAGCGCTTTCTTATCAGTTTTAGTTATTTCACCTTTTTCTCTTTTTAAAACTCCTTTAGGTAAAAGATTATATAAAACATTACCAGGAATATTGTAAACAGCTCTACATCCAAAAAAGTTTAAGCTATGTGCTGCACAATTTCGAAAAAGTCTTATTGCTTCTAATGTATTTTGAAGCAGCTCTATTTTATCTTTACCAGCAATGGTATTGGTAGGTAGTAATGCATTAGCAACAGCTATTTTATGTTTCGTATTTAGAAATTTAAATAAATTAATAGCACTACCAAAAGAGATATTTTTAAATAGTATCCATGCTGGTACATGATTATGATGCTTCAAATAATATTTAGTAGGTTGTTTTGCATGTTTTAAGTTAAGCTGCAGTTGTATTTCTTGTTTTACGTTTTGAAATGTCAACCCATGAAGTTTTTGTTTATAGTGATGCGAATGTAAATAATCATCTTGATGAACTCCTAAATGCTCAGAAATAACGTGTGCTAATCTAGTCTTAAATAATGTTTCGACCATTAAACTATACTTCATTGTGACGGATTGTAGACCTTTATCTATAAAAGAGAAAATATATATACTCTCAATAGTTGTATCTGGTTTAAAAGTATCATCGAGATTCATAAAAACAGACTTATAGCCGTTAAATAAATCATAGTAAGATGTTGTCATTATAATTTGTTTTGCATGTTCACGGTCTGAGATAATTAAATTCCGTGAGATTAATAGATCTATTTGTTTATCCAAATCTAAAAATGGCTTATCGTATGCCATAATAAAACCTCCGATATATAAAAAAGGCACTATCCGAAGATAGCGCCTTAGTGACCAACGCCCGCAGCGTTGAAGTCAATTCACTATCTATAGTATATCAGATTTGACAAATAATACAATATATGAACGTATAGCAAAAATGCATAATTGGTATTTTGTCAAGGACAAATAAGTGACAATTTAGTAGTTATTATAATACATGATGATAGAAATCTATTTCATCTAATACATCATCAGTAAGTTCTTTCCGTCTTACCATGTGTTCAATTAAATTAACATGATGATCTATATGAAAATCATCATTAATGATATGCAGCAATTCATGTTTTACTTCATTACGCATATCTTCAAAAGACATATTCTTGCGAATATAAATATTGTGTACACCTTCATCTTCCCCAGTTGATGAAATAGCTTTTACATTTGGAATATCACACTCAATAATATTAATAATCAAACTAACAACCCCTAATAGTATTATTTATTATATAGTTTACCGCTTCTTGCATTTCTTCTTTAGAAATACCACGAGATGCGGAGAATAACATACGCATTTCTGGACGAGTACGAAGCATTTCCGCATACTCTGCAGCTTCTGCATCTAAATAATAATCTTCTGTTTGTTTAGAAAGAGTAGAAGTAGATCCTTGATGCGGTTCTTGCCAACCCATTAAATATGCTGGTGTAGTGTTTAAAGCCTTTGCTAAAGGTTCAAGCACATCAATTGGCATATTTTCAATGTCACCATTTTCATATCTATATATAGTGGCTCTATTTTTATTTAACAATTTAGCTAGTGCATCTGCGGTATATCCTAGCTCTAATCTGCGTTGCTTAATTCGTTCTCCAATTCTCATGCGATAACCTCACTTTCTCTTTTGTTTACATAATACAATACAATTCGCAAAAATGCAACAAATATTTTTAAACAATCTATAAAATCGCATGAAATGCGAAAAATGTTGTTGACATGCATTTTTCAATAGGGTAATATCTAAATAAAGGTAGTCGCATATAAGCGACAAATAAGAAAAAGGGGGAATAGATATGGTGAATATCAGAAAGCTGAAAGCTAAATTAGTGGAAAAAGATATTTCCATTATTGAGTTAGCAAATGTACTTGGGATTGATAAATCTACAGTATATAGAAAGCTTAATAAGTCTGGGGAAAACTTCACAGTAAAAGATGTTGAAAAAATTTCTAAGGCGCTATCTTTAACTTATGATGATATTAATGATATTTTTTTTACAAATATAGTCGCATAATATGCGACAAGTTATGAGTTAGAAAAGGTGAAGTCAAATGGAAGAAGCCAGTAAAGCATTTATAAATGAAATGCAAATAGATGTTAGTCAAAAGCGAGTTACTAAATTAATTGAAGCCAAGAAGACTATTAAAGAAGTAATACATTATGATCCCAGTGAAAAATCAAAATATAAAACAATAGTTAATATGATTGATGAAGTAATTGTGGATGAACTTAAAGTCCAAGAAAACCATATAAATAAAACTACAAATAAAGTAGAAGTCATTATTAATCCTAAGCTAAAAGAACATATGAAGTTAGCACTAAATAGTAACTCGTTAGAGTATGACAATAGATTATCTAGTGATGAGGCTGTAAATCATTTAGCAGATACATTTATTCAGATGAAAAACATTATGGACAGAGTTGCAATTGAAGATGCTTGGTACACGAAAGCATTTGGGGATGAAGTAGAAAATGCCCTTATCACAATGGCTGTAATAAAGGCATTTGGCATTGGTAAACAATCTGAACATTATTTAGGTGTTGTTAAGAAAGTAGTAAGAGAGCTTAAAACTGCACTAAGTAAAGGCTGATAATCTTTAATTTTATCAGCGATTGAGGAAAGCATACCTTGTTCAATTGGTGCTTTCATCTCAATACGATCATATAAAGATTTTAACTCTTTTAATAGTAATGCTTTATCTTCTTCGGAAAAATCGGAAGACTTTACAAGTTCTTGAACATCAGAAAATGAGCAGTTGTTATTGATGATGTTAGATGAGTTGTTATCACCTACAATACCATAATTAGCGCCCATTATATTGATGCTAGGACTAGATGCATTAGCTTGAACATTCTCTACTTCTTGAATGCCTAGAGCTGTAAGTTTTAAAGAAATTGGTAAACCAGTACATGGAATATAGTTTTTAACAAATCCAGCTTCTTTTAAATACTCTACTTGCATTTCTAATGAACGGCGTTCTTCAGCTGATAGATTATCAAATGTATCTCTTGCTATATTGAATGCTTCATATAAATTTTGAGCATCATAGATTTGTTTCAAAAGAGATAATGCATCATTGTGTATTGACATAATTCCACCTCCTTTCAAGGTGATTATATCAATTATAAAAGAAAGATGAAATAGAAAGGAATGTGTAGCAATGGAAAGTGTTCAACCAAAATACGTGCCTATTAGCACACTAGCTAAGATATGGGGACGAAGCAAAATGTATATCTATAGAAGAATAGATATGATCCGCAATGAAGGTAGATTTAATGAAATCTGTATGCAACTAGGACCACAACAAACGC